ACATCGCTAACAGCGACGGTAACGAAGTCAATATCGCAGTTGGTGTCAAAACCGATGCTATTTCCAGCAAAACCACCAACACAGATCTCACACTCAGTGCCAATGGTACAGGTTCGGTTCGTGTCGCTGACGACATGGTGGTCACAGGTAACCTGACGATCTCGGGTACAACCACAACAGTCAACACCCAGACATTGAGCGTGGCTGACAACATCATCGACCTCAACAGCGACTTCACGACAGGCTCTCCCAGCCAGAACGCTGGCTTGCGTGTACTCCGTGGTGACGAAGCTTCAGTACAGATCCGTTGGAACGAAACTTCTGACAAGTGGGAATTCACCACAGATGGTTCGGCATACACAGAACTGGGTGCTGCTGTTCTTACAGTTGGTGCAGATAGTGGTACGGCCGATGCTGTTAGCCTTGGCGTAGACACCTTGTCATTTACTGGCGGAACAGGTATCGAAACAGCAGTGACTAACAATACCATCACTGTCAACATCGATTCCACAGTGGCCACATTGACTGGCAGCCAGACTCTGACAAACAAGTCGCTGACTGCCCCAACAGTCGATAGTATCACCAAGAGCGGCAGCAATGGTTCGGGCGATATTGGACAGAGTGGTAACAAGTTTGGCACAATCTATGCTACCACATTCGATGGTCAAGCAACAACAGCCAAATACGCTGACTTGGCAGAGAACTATGTAGCTGACAAGCAATACGACGCTGGTACAGTTGTTGAGTTTGGCGGCGCCGAAGAAGTCACAGTCGCTGCTCCGGGTTCTACTCGCGTAGCTGGTGTTGTTTCCACAGCACCCGGCTTCTTGATGAACGCTGGTCTCAAAGGCACAAATGTTGTCGCAGTGGCATTCACAGGTCGTGTTCCTTGCAAGGTAACAGGTTCTGTACGCAAAGGCGACATCCTGGTAGCTTCCGGCAACGGACACGCCACAGTGGCTCGTGATCCCAAGGTGGGTCAGATCATTGGTAAAGCACTGGCCAACTTTGATGGTCAGAGCGGTGTGATCGAAGTAGCAGTTGGTCGCTATTAATCAAACTCAGCATCAAGCAAAAAAGGGCTCCGGCCCTTTTTTGTTGGCCGTTGTCACAATCCAGCAACAGCATAAATACACGATAAAAATGGATTTCGTACATGGGATTAACCAGACCTCGCTTTAACCAACTGCAAGAATCAGATTTTAAAAGCAGTTGTCGTGTAGCCACCACATCAAATGTAACGCTATCGGGTGGCACACCGGCCACGGTCGATGGCGTTAACCTACAAGTCAATGATCGTGTTCTGGTCACAGGCCAGACCAACGCCACAGAGAACGGTATCTATTTCGTTTCTACTTTGGGATCAGGCAGCAACGGTTCCTGGACACGGGCCCTAGACGCCAACGAAAACGCTGAAGTATCGTCGGGACTTATACTCACAGTCACCGAAGGTACGCTACACTCCAGTTCGATCTGGAAGCTAACCACAGCTGATCCTATCTCTATTGGTACCACAGAACTCACCTTCGTCCCCAATCTAGAAAACAGCAACGTCTATGTCAAAGCCATAGACATCGGTGATAGCCTAACCACCATTGACTCATTTTCGGCCTCGGGTGTGACCACTGTGCGTTGGTTGATATCGGCCACTGACAATGTGGGCGGATATCACAAGACTTCCACAGTAGATGCTGTCACCAATGGCACCATCATTACCGAGATCGAATACGGTGTGCTACTCAGCGACAGTGCGCAAGATGTAGTCACGATTGGCACCACTATTTCCAATGGCAACATCGTGCTACAAGGCACAGGAACCAGTGCCAATGTGTCGGTGCGTGTGAACCGTATCACGCTGGGATCTGACACCACCACAGGTTACATACGAGCACAAGTCCTGGCATCTGCTGCTTCTGCTGTTGATCTTTCGGCAGTGGATCAAGACATCATCCCTGCCACCAATGTCACCTATGATATTGGATCATCGTCATATCGCTGGCGCGATCTTTACTTGAGCGGCAGCACCATTGACCTAGGAGGCGCCCAGATCAAGACCGACGACACTACTGGTTCTATTGCTTTCGTGCCGCCGGTATCGGTGTCTAATCCAAATCCCAAAGCATTGGTGGTAAGTGCCACCGGTGAAACATCGATAGCTGACACCACTGGCGGAGTATTGACAGTGGTCGATATACAAAATGCTTCGCCGTCGGTGCCGCCAAGAATTTCTGACATTGTAATTACCAATGCTGCAGGCACGGTACTAGATGATACAGCAGTAAGCACCTCAGGCGGATATATTAAAATTACCGGCTCAAATTTCGTTTCTGGCAGTATAGTGTTGGTGGCCACTTCTCCTGCTACAAGTACCAGTTTTATTTCGTCAACTGAGTTACGAGCACAGGTGCCAGGTACTAATGCTGGTACATACATAGTTTATGTCGTAAATCCCGATGGCGCTACTGCTACCAAAGTTAATGGTTTGACTTATTCTGGAGTTCCTACGTGGGTGACTGGTAGCACATTGACCAGTGTCACTAGTGGTTCGGCGTTTTCGGTGAACATTTCTGCTGATGGGGCTTCGTCTTATTCATTGGATTCTGGCAGCAGTTTACCCAGCGGAATAACATTGAGTTCTGCAGGAGTATTGTCGGGCACACCGACAGATACATCAAATACCACTTATACATTTACAATAGTAGCTACCGACGACGAAAATCAAGATTCTACTAGAACATTTACTTTACCAGTGACGGTGCTGTCAGGTTATAGATACTGGGAGATAATGATAAATTCTGTAGCTGGTGGCGGAACACAAGCACAAATAACAGAACTTAGTTTCCGAAATTCGTCGAATAATTTCATTTCTCAATCTATATATTATTACAGTGGAACGGCACAGGCTACCAACGGAACTCCGATTCCTAATATGACCGATAATGTTGTTGGTTCAACACAACATTCAAATTTCAGTACTTTACCATTTACTCTGAGATATGATCTAGGGTCGCCCAAGTTGGCAAACGGCGTTGATATCAAGTACATCTTCATTGGAAGCTCTGATGATTCTAATAGATTCCCAGCAAGTTTGACGATAAGAGCCAGCACAGTGAGTGACTTTAGTTCTGGAGTAATCAATGTTGCGACTAATGTTAGTACTGGTGGTAGTCCGGGAACAAACTCCAGTAAAACTGTAACGATTTTATAAAACAATTTTGCCAGTGAAACGGCTTTATTAGGAATTTTTTGATAAGTAGTAGTATAGACTTTTGGAGCTAGCCAACTATGTTTAAAATTGAACAAAAATATCGTGCCACTTACACCGGTGAAGAAGTCACGACACAAATGACAGTATCCGGTAATGATCAACAATACGAGCGCGAGTGGGTGCCCAATAATGTATTCAACAACCACTTGACCAGCCAAGCCATCGTGATTGGCGGAGGCGAAGTTGCCAAGCAGTTTGATCTACGCCTGATCAAGAACCACAAAGGTGGTATCCTTGGTGAGAGCAAACTACAGACCTATGGTTGCAACGATGTTTATAAGGATATCGAAGTTGACTTCCTGGTGGTAGTTGGACGCGAGAACGCCAAGGCAGTGGCCAAGAGCGGCTATTGCAAGAATCATATCGTTTATACCAATGCTGGTAATGTCTTAGACTACCCCGGCAAGTTCTATCTGGTTCCACAGGATCCAGCCTGGAACTCGGGTGCTATCGCTGCTTATATGGCCTGTTTTGACGGCCACAGAAAAGTCTATATGTTGGGTTGCGAAGCCGATCCCGACCGCGCTTTCTGGGCGCAGTCCATGAAGATCGTCATGGATACATATCCCGAAGTAGAATTCGTGTTAGTACAGGGATTCAGCGCAGACGGTTATGTGCCAGCTGAGTGGAAATCACTCAGTAACTTCCGAGTCGTTTCTACTCGTGAGTTCGTCCTGGAAGCCGACATCGGCTAACACCGACTCCAGTGTTTCGAGTTTTTCGATCACTGAATCAAATTTGAAACTACGCCACACCCCCGGATGCAAAGGCCGGGGGTGATCTTTTATGCCCACCCAACAATAGCCTCTGTGTTCGTCGTTGAGTCTGGGGACGAATTCTTCGTCCACGGGTATAAGGAAAGTGTAGAAAAAGAAGCGATCGTTGTCGCTGGTGAACTTTTCAATGGGTATTATTTTTTGATAAGAGATTTTGCCAATCTCTTCCTGGATTTCTCGACGGAGCCCTTGCACAGGAGTTTCTCCAATTTCGACCTTACCGCCTACTAGCCCCCAAGATCCCGAAAATCTATCATGGTTTCTCAGCAAGAAAAGATATCTTTTCGTAGAGGGACAGTAGATCAGCGCACCGCAACTTTCTACAGTACGATGCTCCACTCGCCTTCTTGATATATTCCTTCTGCGCTCTTTGCCCATGATCCTTGATGCCATCTGTATTGGATGCTTGTATTTAAGTTCGTGACATACTGGATGGAGTTTTCTCCGTGGCTGTCAAACGACACACGCCACTTTTCTCCGTCCCACTCAATGATATCATTGGCATTGGCGATGAAATTGGGATCTCCCCATACCACAGCCGCCTCAGTGTTCGACAAGCTACCAATGGGATTGAGTATCAAATAACGAGTACCTGCCGCCGGAGACAGAAGATTTAACTGGTTGACATCGACATTATAAGGATCGATGATAGCGTTTATTGCTGTCAAGGTGTTTGTGGGCAAGGAATCGGCGACCAAGTTAAATATCAATTGACTTTCGTCTAAAGGATTATAGGTGGCATGACCGATCAACTCAAATTCGCTGTCTTGATGCCGCAACCTCAACTCAGTGAGTCCGTCTACTAATTCTCCGTAGTGATCGATCAAAGTGCGCCAGCTGGTAGGGACATCGGGGACTTCGCCGTCGACGACTACATCGGAATTCCTCAGCAAAGTGATCTTGTCTCGGATATAGACCACTTTGAATCCCATTGGAGCGATGATCCGTCTCGATAGATAGTTTTCGTCATCAAACACAGTATCCTTGATGTTGCCGTCGGCATCGTAGATAGAGTTGATGATCTTGTAGACCACACCCATCCTTTGTACTTTGGCCGGGGATGATATCCAGATTGGTAGTTCAAAAGTCATTGAAGCTATGCTGATGGGTTCGTCGTTGCCTACGGGCACAGACCGAGAATCCCAGTTTGTACCAGTCAAGAATACCGAACTCAGTGAAGTCCAATCAATGTAATTGTCAGTGCTTTGTATCTCCATGGCCGGATTAAAAAGCGTGGCCACTTGCTCGATCAATTGCAGTTTCTGTTCGGTGTTGGAAGTCCAGATATCTAGTTTGAGAGTGAGACGATAAGGCACTGGCATCAGCCTTTCCACTGTGAAAGAATCGCTACGTGTGGGATCATAGTTGCCAGTTTCGGGGTCGTAGCGTTGTTGCCGTAGACTGATCTTGCTGACATGGAAAGGTTCTTGTACTCGATCGCGATCATAGTCAAACCCACTCACATACACAGCCATGGCCGGAACAGTGGGCAAAGCATTTTCGGAATTGCCACGCAAGATCTGTGCAGCCTGCCGGCTTTGGTCGCCGTAGATCACCGGCACTCGTTGCAGGCTGATGTTGCCATCACGATCTTTGCCAAACTCCACATAGAAATTTGACACTATGCGTATGAATTGCATGATGAATCGCCGTATCTGGCCGTCGTAGAAATAGTTTTCGTTGCTCATCAGTTGTCAGCCTCGGGCGTGAATGCTTTTGAAAGACTCTGTTTGACAGGATGCACAGCACCAGTGATGTCAGTATAGGTATCGGTGTTGTGTATGAATGTGGCTCGTAGTGTCTTGTTTTCGTCGGAGTTGTTGGTGAGAGAAGTTCGGACAGCATCTTCGATCTTGATCCAACGAGATCCATTAAACCGGAACAAACGATTGGGCAAGTAGTCAAGGCGCAAAAAGTAGTCGCCTTCGCCCGGAGTATCAGGGAAACTGATGCCCGCCGACACATTGGCACCATTGGGAGCCATGCCATCGCTGGTGAGATATCCGGTGGGTTTGGCATAGATAGTGACCGGCGCCGAGTCGGCAGTGGCCCCTTCGTCGGTGAGATCCGACACAGTTTCCCCACTGTCGGCTGTGATTCCTGCTGGTTCCCCGGCTGCTCTTGGTATCAGCAGTGTGCTGGTGTCGTAACCAGATGCAGGAACTTCGGCTTCGGCCTGTTCGACTACAGCATCATTGATGCCGAGATATTTGTCATAGGTGCTGAGTATGTCAACGATGGGAGTATTGGTTTCCCCGGCTTTGATTTTTGTGAGGATGTCTTTATACTCTTGGCTGTCGACCAATGGGTTGAGCTTGGCACGCCATAGATGTGGCCACCAGGTGGGGGCGAATCCTTCGGCAGCGTAGCTGGCATCACCGACCACATAGTAGCGTTTCAGTGCAGCAGGAACATCGTCATCTAAGGGATGATCGTCCCGGAGATGCATGAACTCTAACACATCGCCGGCCATGAGTTTGCGGCCCAGGGTTTCGATCATGTCGTTGTAGTGGAACACCATGAATGTGGTACCGGCACTGAGGAAGATGCCAAACTGGCTGAGATCAAAGTCCTGATCACCACGATTGTAGATACCACGCATGGTGTAGACATCAGAATCGTACTTGCGGTCACGGTTTTCTACGAACAGCAAGTCCTGGATATTTTGCTCACTTTGATTGGTATAAGCAGGTTTGGTAGCATCGCCGGTGTCGCCCTGATCTACGGGACCCAGATATTTGTGGACATTGATACCAGTGCCGCCAACAGTGAACATCTCGTGGATACGACGATCCATGAACCGATAATCGTTGGTCTTTTTTCCGTCTTTCCAAAGGCTTAATCTGGGCATTTCGAGTCCTTATTACCTTGTATTTACCTGTTTGACTTTTGGCTACATCTCATATATACTACCCGTATGTTCGAAGAATTGCGCTCAAGAGCCAACCAAATCTGGACACAGATCTCCAGCATTTCGCACCCGTCTGTGCGCAGGGATCTGGAACGGATGTTTCACGGCGCCGAAACTCTGCTGACACATCTCAATCGAGAAATGGTCGAATGCCGCAGATTGGGCAGATCCACGCCGCGATCGTGCGAACTCGAACAGGCGGTGATCCAAAGATTGAACGACATCGAGCAGTACATCACTTTGGGCCTGTTAGGCATTGACTCATAAATGATATCACGCTATACTACACAAGATGAATGCCACCACGAGGATCAAAAATGGTAAAAGTAAACGGTAAGACCATCAAAGCCCGAGTCAAAGCCACTCGCAACCCCTTGTTCGCCGATGAAAAATATACCGGTGGCGAACCGGTCTGGGACACAGAACGAGCTTGGGCAATGAGCGATGATGATTTCGAGCATCATCTACGAAACAGTCTCCGTTATTACAACTATTTCTATTCGGTCAAAGAACTGCGGAAATATGTCAATGAGTGGGCGAAAACATCCGGCAAGATCGACCCTGAGACAGCCCGAGCATACATCAAAAGCCCGGACCGTCATACACCGATGACTCTTTGCAGTCTGATCAAGGCCAATGAACAAGGCATGCCGCTCAAAGACAACGCACTGGAAAAGATCCGCGCCTGGATCGCAGACGCCGCCCAGCACGCCAACGACGAAATCGACGAGCCGGTGGCGAAGGGAGAAAAGAAACCCGAGCCTTATCGTCCCACCATCCAAGACCGTCTCAACGAAAAGCTCTCAGAAGTCTTGGGTGAGATGGAAGGCTGGGTCGACGAAGTGCATGCCAATGCCCGCACCGATCACAAAGCCTATGATTTCCTGACCACACAGAAAGTGCCGCAAGCGCAGATCGGAAAAGTGCGAGTGGTGTTCCAAGACAAGCGGGATGAGTTGGAACTGGCCAAGTCGGGACAGGACGAACAGCTCAAAGAAGGGTACAGCCATCTCAAAGCCGCTGACTACAAACGCATCATGGGTTGGCTGGATCGTATACTCGCCGATATCGACAGCTTTGAGAAAGTCAAGAAAACACAGCGCAAAGCCCGTGTCAAGAAAGCACCCAGCAAAGAAAAAGTGGTGGCCAAACTCAAGTATCTCAAAGAAGACAAAGCACTCAAATTGGTGTCTGTGTCTCCCGCAGACATCATTGGCGCACAAGAACTGTGGGTCTACAATGTCAAAACACGCAAACTGGGCCGGTATGTGGCCGCACAATATCAAGAACTCGGAGTCAAGGGCACATCCATCACTGGCTATGACGAAAGCAAGAGTGTGAGCAAGACACTCCGTAAACCCGAGGAAAAACTACGGGAATTTGGTAAAGCATCCAAGGTCCAGCTACGCAAGTTCCTGGACGAGATCCGTGCCACAGAGGCCAAACTCAACGGGCGCATCAACGCTGATATCCTGCTACTCAAAGTCCAGTGAGGCCATAAATACTGTGTAATAGGACACAGATATGGCCACACTTAAAACCGGACTTGATGACAACTTAAACATCTCAACAGACAACCTGTACGATCCTGCCACGGGCACAGGTGCTGGTCCCATCGCGTTTGATGACAGCCAACTCGCTGTAGTCGAAGCCAAACGCACCGAGATCACGGATTACATCCGACTGCGCCTCGCAGATCAGATCGTGGATGTTGAGTTAGATCCCGAGCATTACAATCTCGCCATCAATCAAGCCTTGATCAAGTACCGCCAGCGTGCTTCTAACAGCCAGGAAGAAAGTTACGCATTTCTAGAATTGTTGCCTGAAACACAAGAATACATCCTGCCTCGTGAAATCATGTCTGTGCGTCAGATCATCCGCCGCGGCATTGGTTCGGTGTCGGGCACCACTGCCAGCCAATTTGAACCCTTTGCTTCGGGTTACTTGAACACTTATATGCTGGTGGCAGGTCGAGTGGGAGGCCTCACCAGTTACGAACTGTTTGTGGACTATCAGAAGCTGGCCATGAAGATGTTTGGCGGCCATATGAACTTCACTTTCAATCCCGTGACCAAGAAGCTCACAATCGTGCGCAAGATGCCAGCAGGATCGGGCACTGAGCCCGTGATGTTATGGCTATATAATTACAAGCCCGACATCATGCTGCTAAACGATCATATGATCTTTCCGTGGTTGCAAGATTATGCCTACAGTTTCGCCAAGCGCATCGTGGGCGAAGCACGTGAGAAGTTCGCCTCCATCGCTGGCCCACAGGGCGGTACAGCACTCAACGGTTCTGCGCTTAAGAGCGAAGCACAGGCTGAGATGGACGCACTCGAACAACAGCTCAAAGACTATGTGGATGGATCTATGCCATTGACATGGATCACTGGCTGATGAAGATCAAAGAAATCATCAACGAGCACAAACTAGTCTGGACTCGTCGCAAGACTACTTCGAGGAGCGGCAAACCCGTGATGAAATGGCGTTGCACTTCGGGTCCACGCAAAGGTCGCGTAGTACCCCGGGTCAGCGATTGCAGTGATCAAATCGATGTGGCCAAACGGGAACGCATGAAGACTACTCGTGCTAGGACCGAAAAGCCACAAGCCCGTAGAGCACAGCGCACCAAAAAGATCAACACTGCCAGTCGTTTAATTAACAAACTCAACCGTTTCCGCTAGACTTTTACCAGAGCGATCTGCTATACTCCTACAAAAGGAGATTCAGCATGATCGTAGGCATCTGTGGGTTCATTGGCAGCGGCAAAGACACAGCCGCAGACTATCTGGTAAACTTCCATGAGTTCCGGCGAGAAAGTTTTGCCGCCACGCTAAAAGATGCTGTAGCCGCAGTGTTTGGCTGGGATCGGGACATGCTGGAAGGGCGTACCAAACAAGCCCGCGAATGGCGCGAACAAGTAGATCCATGGTGGGCCAAACGCTTGGACATGCCTAATCTTACACCCCGATGGGTACTACAATATTGGGGCACAGAAGTATGCAGAGCCGCGTTCCACGACGACATCTGGATCGCTAGTCTGGAAAACAAACTGCGATCAAGCCAAGATGATGTGGTGATTTCTGACTGCCGCTTCCCCAATGAGATCGCGGCCATCAAGCGAGCCGGGGGCTCTGTGGTATGGGTACAGCGAGGTGAGTTGCCCGAGTGGTACGAGTGTGCTTTACGGGAAAACACCACCCCCGAGCTAGAGCAGTATATCCTGGAAGATCATGAGAAGTTGATGTCCCAGCAGTACCCCGGGGTACATGCATCAGAATGGGCTTGGATTGGCACTGACTTTGATCACATCGTTGACAACAACGGCAGCATCGAAGACTTATA